ACCGATGTTAGCCGCTGCCCGACATGGTGTTTCTTGGACACAAGGGGGGTCGGGTGCAACGCAGCGGCTGAAGAAGAAGTGTGTGTGCCGGGCGGCCGGCAATCATGAGAGAGGAGTAGGGACGGGCCCAGAAGCAAAGGGCTCGGGGACGCCAGAAAGCGGGAACGAATCCAGCACGCGTTCCTCCGGGCCTGCGTAATCGAAGTCGACCACGCATCGTGCAAACTGGTCCACGACGACACCGACTTCCCCAGCGTGAGCTTCGCAAAGCTCAAAAAACGAGTTCAAACTCGAAATCGGGAAGCCATATCGATCAATGAACCAAGCTTGGTATTCCGGTCCGTACTCCAGTCGTTCGACATCGCGAGGGAACCACCGAGCGGTATCAATCAAGCGAACACCTTCTGTGAAGTTGGCGTGCAAGAAGCGGTGGACCGCGGGGTTGTCCCAAAGCGCCCAGCGCATGCCCATGACAACGCTGGATGCGAACGACTTTGTTCGAGAGCGGCGGACGTCGGTGTGAGTCCAAAAGAGCCGCTCGAACATGCGTCCCACTTTCGGCACGGCGACAAACGTCTTTTCTCCCGAAGGACGGAGGGTGACCGGCACGAAACAGGACGAGGCGAACTCCATGCGACAAAACTGGTGCGGCGCGAAAACGGCCATCTCGGGGGTGATACCAAACCTCGTGAGCTCGGTGCGGAGCGCATCCGCGTCGAACTGCCCACGTGTAAAGGCGATCATGTCATCCCCGACGACCATAATCCGGACCGGCACCTTGAGCGCAGAGAACGCAAGCGCAGAAATGAGGGCGTTGTACAGCGAGTTTCTCCACGTCGTGTCATTGTGGCCAGACTTGGTTGTGAACCTCAAACGCCACTTAAGCGGCTCTTCCCCGGGTCGCCGCATCGTAGCGTGGCAGTGCTCCGTGACACGAACAGAGTAGATCATCTCAGCTGATGCCCTCGCTCTCTCCATGAAAACGAGCTGAGCCTTCAGGCAATGCGCGCCCATCGTGGCGTCCCAGCAGGCGCCATCGACTTCCACGCCACGGCCATCGGGCCCCGCCCACTCCGTCGCCTCTTTGTACCAGCGGCCCTTTTCGATCGGGCTCAACGAGCTCGCAAACGTGACTCGCGCGAACTCGGTGATGGGGAAGCCCTCGATGTCCATCACTTCACCCATGGCCTTTTGCAAGTTGTAATGTTCGGGCCCATGAGTTGCTTGAGAGGACAAATCGTCATAGAAATGAATGAGACGGGGCTTGGCTGGGGTCTTCCGGAGAGGGTTCGGCTCTTGCTTCACCATTGCTTTGAGAGAATTCTCAGGACATTTGAATGTCTTGCGCTGCTTGGTGAGCAAACCGCACGCGAGCGCGGCAACCTCATCTTCCAGAGACCAAGGCGAGTGACCGGTGGTTCTGCGGCACGCGTGATGACTGGCTTCGCGGGTCGCCTCCCGCAATGCTTCGGCTTTGCGCGCAGGCCATTTCTCGTACCAATCCTCGCGAGTATACCGCTTCAGGTTGCACACT